GTTGGAGAAATAAATGGCTTCAGACGATAAAATATTAGATCAGCTCGATAATGATTCAAACGTAATAGGGTATTATCCAGACTTACGGTATGTAAAACCGAGAACTGCTACTGGTGAAGCAATATCTGGAAACGGTGAGGAATCTTATGACCCAGAAAAAGATACTACTTTATATACAAAAACTCTGAACGGGTTCGCTGACAATACACCGTCAACTGTTCTGAATGATATAAATTACGTTTTGAAGAATATAAAGAGACTGAAATACAAGCTTGCAGATAAATTCAATGAAGATATGGCTTTGTCCGACAACCCGTTTTATAAAAATTCGGACAATGGGTTCTTCAATGCAGGTAACCCTACTGGAAATACAAGCCCTTCTGGGAACGTAACTCCGTCTGGAGGTATAACACCTCCTAGCGGTGGAAACCCTTCTGGCAATTTAAGCCCTTCTGGTGGTGTTATATCTACATCTCCAACAATAAATCCAGTGCCAAATGGTACAGTTACTGGTGGAATTACTGGAAACGTTACTCCAAACTCAAGGGTATATGACCCTTACGGTGATATAAGTCAGCTAATAGAAGGCGGAGATACTGGCAATATAGAGTTCACAAAAAAATTCGAAGAGAAGTATAACGACGTATATGGTAATGTTATTCCTTCACTTATAAACAAACTCTCAAATATTGAGACAAAACTGAATAATTTAAGCAGTTCTTTCAAAGATATTTATTACGGAAGACCTAATATCTCATATAATGAGGCGAAAGAAATAGATGATGCCTATATAAAAGACATGAAACTTCGTGAAAGAAACGGCGATAGAAGCACAATCAACTATCTGACCACGTCTTTTGATTCGCTTCTTAATAAAATGGTATCATTCTGTGTATATCAAGACAATAAAAGCGCAATAAACGTTGCAAAAGTAATAGATAGCCATGAAGACGTAAGAGCTACGAGCAATGATATGAATATTGTCAAGAAAATATTCGATGATATAGAAAAAGAGCTTGATATACGTTCGAGAGGATACCAAAGGAACGAAGATTTCGAACTTATACAGAAATCAATGTATAATTATTATGAAAAAAGGAAATACCTCAACGATACTTATACATTGTATAAAAACAATCCAGATTCGGTATTTTTAGGAAGAAAAGTACAAGAATATTCAAAACAATTAAACGAAGCTGTTAAAGATGTTAGCAGAGTGCTATTATATAATCAAAATTATCTGAATAAGATTACGTCTTTGGAAAATCAAAAATATAATCTTCAAAAAATTTCTCGTTCGGTAAGTAGCAATAGTTAACATTTTGATGTATATTATAATATGAATACAATAAAAAGGCGAAATTATGAATAAATTAAAGCTATTCGTTGCTAAGCGATTCTTTAAGGAACTTTTTCCACAAGACGCTTCTGGGAGTTCTGGAGGTTCAACTGGAAGAGAATTAGCTAACCAGGTACTTAAAAGAGTCGTATATAAAGATAACAACGATGTTGACTTTGAAGATCCGTCGTTCGATCTTACGAGCATACAAGACGCATACAATAAAGATGCCTATGTAAGACAGGGCGTAGATAAATACGTTGACCAGATATTCAAAGAAGGATATCAATTTTATGGTACAGATACGAACACGGTTGATTACTTAAAGCAAAGACTTGCTTTTATAGCAGAGGCTACGTCAACTCCTACAAGCCAGTTATTAATGGATATTGCTGAAGATGTAGTCAAATATGCTAACTGCATGGTAGTTAAAGCTAGGTCTAATGATCCTAATGCGCTTCCACAAGGAATCACTGTCCAAGGCCTTTACGGAAAAGACCCAGTATGCGGATATTTCTGTGCTAATGCAACAGTAACGAAATGCAAAAGAGACGATTACGGTACTGTGACTTCTTGGCAACAGGAAACTGACAAAGGAAAACAGGAATTTAATCCAGAAGACGTAGTTCATTTTTATTATAAAAGAGAAAAAGGAAATGCTTACGGAACAAGCTTTTTAGTTCCAGTGATACCAGACGTTAAAGCGCTTCGTAGGGCTGAAGAAAACGTCCTCAAGATGATGTATAGGAACGTATATCCTTTCTATCACATCAGAGTTGGCACTGAAGAAGCCACTGGAACTTCGAAGGAAGTAGAAGATATCCAGACTGAAGCACAGGATATGGATGTCGAGGCAATGCTTGTAACAACTGAAAGAGTTGAAATAAAGCCTATTGCCTCTGACAAAGTTATAGATGCTGAACCTTATCTTAAATATATGGAGTCAAGAGTCTTTTCTGGACTTGGCATTCCAGAAATAATGTTTGGAAGAGGAAATTGCTATGACGAACAGACACAAACATTAACTGACAATGGATTTAAGTACTGGTATGAGGTTACTGAAAACGATAAAATAGCGACATTTAATCCAGAAAATGACAATATAGAATATTACAAACCGAATGATGATTTAATGAAATTTGTTAACCATTATACTGGTAAAATGGTACATTTCCGTTCTAAACATATGGACATTATGGTATCACCACAACATGATATGTGGGTATGTACTAATGGACGTATAATGGGAAAAATGAAATGGAAGAAAGTTAAAGCTATTGATTTATATAATAGTAACATTAAAAACTTCTATTTCATGGAACAAACAAATGGATACATAAATAATTGCAATGATGATGAAACATTTACTATTCCATATGTAGAATCTAAATATACTAATGGAAATAATGATATTCTATCTTTTAATATAAAAGCGTTTGTAGAATTTTTAGGATACTTCATAAGTGAAGGTAGCTTAAATCCTTCAAAAGCTGGAAAATATTGTATATCTATTACTCAAAAGAAGAAGAATATCTTAAACAAAATATTATCTTGCATAGATAAACTTAATTTACAGTATAATCAAAGAATAGATAAAAGAGATGGTACTGTAGAAATAACTATTTATCATAAATCATTATGGATGTATCTTAAAGATAATTTCGGATTATATGATAAAGATAGACATATAAGTAGAGAAATTATTAACCTTTCTAATCAATCTCTTGAAATATTATTAAATGCTCTTATTGATGGAGACGGAACAAGAGATAAAAGAAAAGGAAGAACATCAATGTCATACTACTCTTCCAGTGAAGAGTTATTAGATGATATACAAGAAATATGTATAAAGCTTGGTTATAAGGCAAAAATATTATACGCATCTAAATTATGTGCTAATTCTAAATTGCTTGTACATAGAGTAATGATTTCTAATAGTAGACAAAAATATCGTTACTGTAACAATACAATGATATCTCTTGAAGACTACGACGGTATAATGTATTGTTATAATATTCCTAATCATTTATTTATTACAAGAAGAAATGGTCTGATAGCAATACAAGGTAATACCGCAAATAGAAGCACTGGCGACAATATGACTTCTGAAATGGCTGATAGAATAAGGGCCATGCAGAGGGTAATAGAGACATTTTTTAATGAATTTATCGTCAAAGAGCTTCTCATGGAAGGCGGATATGACCCAGTATTGAACCCAGACCAGGCTGTCGAGTTCAAGTTTAACGATAACGACGTAGACGTAGAAATCAAGAAACAAGTCCATGCTATCTATAAATATGAGCATAATTCAATAACTGAAGATGAAATGAGAGAAGAAATCGGCATGGATCCTATACCAGACGGTGACAGAGAGAAGATGTTCGTCGAACTTATCACAAGAGAGACGCTCAGAGTGCAATCAGAGCTTGATGCTCAGGTTGCAAAAGCTACTGGAACTGGAACTGGTGAGACAAATAATAAGGAAAAGAACGGAGGCGGAGCTTCTTCAAAGAAGTCGTCCAAGAAAGACAGTATAAATCCTGCCTCAATCGGTCTTATAAAAGATTCCATAGACGTATTGTATGACGATGTAGATAAATATCTTGCAAAATGCTGTAATTCTCATTCGGAAATATTACAGATAGTATTGAAAGACTATATAACGTCGTGTTCACAAGAAATTTTACTGATTATATCCCAGGATAAGACTAATACCAAGCGTATTGAAAATAAGCTCGTGAAACTGGTCACAGACCTTTTGAACGGCATAAATACAGATTTAATCGGTATTGATGTATATAATTCTACAAATATAATAGATTTGATTAATATCAGAATTGACATTTTTAAAGATTTGTTAGTACAATATCTTATGGAATAAATTACGAAAGGGTTAATATAATGGCAGATATTATTCAGCAAATCAAAGATGCTAACGGAAAGACGTTTGAAGTTAATATTTCCAAGATATGTGATATCAATGGAGACTATAATAATTCAAACTCGTCTATCAAAGACAGCGCTATAAAAAACCGTATCAATTTTAAGCATGACGTACAAATAGTTGATTCACAAGGGAATTCTTTAGATTCTGTAAAATTATTAAACGATGTAAACGCTGGTAAAACCAATATAGTAGCTTTAGATGTTAATATGGAAGCTACGCATTCTGGAAAAAACCATAATTTTACAGTATATTATGAAGACAGCATGGAAAAGGACTGTGAATCATTTATGAATCCTTTTCATAAACCAATGCTTAAAAATCATAATGACTATAATGGCGAACCTCTTGGACGTATTACTGATTCACATGCTGGCCCTTCACAACTTACAGATGAGCGTTCTGCAATCCATTTGACTGCAAGGGTTACAGATCAGGATGCAATTCCCAAATTTATCGATAAAAGATACGGAACCGTAAGTATTGGTGGTTCAATGGGTACTGTCACATGTAATATATGTGGCAAGACCATTCTTAAAGATGGTAAATTTCATTTCTGTGGTCATTGGCGTGGCGAAACATACAAAGATCAAGTATGTTATTGGGGCGCAAGGGATATCGAATATCACGAAGTATCCGTTGTCAATAATCCTGCCGATGATTTTGCACAGATAATGAAAGTTACAGTCCTAACGGACAAAGATATAAACCAAGACAATAAAAAGGAGGAAAATTCAATGGGCGGATCTGATTCTACAGAAACCAATGTTGACAATATTATTGATCAGACATTAGGTATCACTTCGGTAGAAGCACAAGATTCTACAGTTACTCCTGTTGATAACCAGAATAATGAATCAGAAATGAATGATTCTAAAAATGATGGACAAACAACAGAAGATTCTGGCAATACTCCAGAAAATACGGTAACTGATGAAAACAATGCTAATCAAAATGAAACTTCTGCTGTTAAGGACGCAAACAACGAAACTGATGAAAAAGACGCTAAAATCTCCCAGCTCGAACAGGAATTAACAGATGCAAAAGCTAAAATCGAATCTCTTGAGACAGATGCTATCGATGCTCAGTCACAGATTCAAACTTTGACAAAGACTATCGAAGATATGAAAGTTGAAACCGATAGCTTTAAACAGCGTTGCATAGCATTAGCTACCGTCAATAAGGAAGCTATAGTTGACAGTATAATTGCAGGCGAAACATTCGCCACAGAAGATGCAAAAGCTGATCGCAAGAAAGATTTGATGATTAAATCAATGAAAGAACTGAAGTCCATACAGGAGAGCGCAAAGCAGTCAGCTATCCAAAGGACACAAGCCTCTGTAACAAGCCCTTGCTTGGCTACGGAACAAGTTCTGCATGAAAGTAAAAGTAACGGTAATAAAACTACCGATACTAATACAAAAGACAACCAAGTTGTTACGGTTAATGACGCTGCTCAAGAAGTAATCAAAAGGTTGTTCAAGTAAAATAAAAAAGGAGGAAACTTAAATGGCTTTATTTAGAGGTTATCAAAACCAACAGGGATCTCGCTCTAATACTGCTTTAGTTCGCTCTGGTCATATGTCTCCAGCCGAAAAGTGGTTACTTGATCCTGCATTCAAAGATGCTGATATGAGCGGTGTCTTCAAAGATGGTGTACTGTTCAATTATCAGTATGGCGGCCCTGGAATGGACGAAGTTGTTATTCCCAAGGGACGTATGGTAGGTGTAGCACCTTCAGTTAAAGACTTCGTATCTAAGAAGTATCTTGCTACAATTACTCTTCCTGGTCTTGCTACAAACGGAAATACCATTGGTATGGCTCCGTACAACTTCACAAAAGATTGGTTCCAGATGGATCGCTTTGGCGGAAACCAGCCTTCAATTATTACTCTTGACTATGTAGAGCTTCCTTATATGCCTACATTTAGTGCAAATGCAAACTTCACTAAAGCTGGCGTATTAGCTGAGGAGCAAATGCTTTCTATCGATAACAGAATGCCTTGGGGTGCTGTTATTGGTGAATGCCAAAACGGTGACTATCTTAAGGCTACCCCTTCGGGCCGTCTTACAAAATGGGTTTCTGGTACGGACGCTGTTGAACTTATTGTTGGACAGGTTCTTGCATCTGATCTTAACGCTGAGCCTACTGGATGGCTTAAATGGATGTTATGGGAAGAGCAGTACAAGAAAGAAGATGATATGTTCATCAATCGTTCTGGTGCTTCTAACCTTCCTTCTGATGAAGGATATCCTTATGATCCTACATACACAGACGGTAATACAATTTTCCAGAATTATCAGTCTAACTTAATCCATAATCCTACTGGTATCATTGGTATCCACGATGGTTCTGGTAACTACGATGGATTTGGAAAGAATGATACAGAATATACTGACATTAATATCGGTACTATTGCTTCTGGTACTACGGCAGATACACTTGTACAGTTCCAGGCAAGAGATTTCGCTGGCGGAGCTCTTAAGAACCTTGCTGAAGTTACAAGCGTCAAGATTGCTGGCAATGCCGTTGCAGCTGCAAATATCAGAATAGTATCATTAGAAAAAGGTATCATTGAAGTGAAGGTTCCTTCAACTGTAAACGCTGATTCTACTGTAACTGCTACTTACAAGGCTAAGCATTACGGAACTCCTTCGTGGGCTGATTTCAAGGGCGTACATGGAGCTATGTATGTATTACTTAAGAAATAATATTATAAGTAAAAACTGGCTTACTCGAAAGAGTGAGCCAGTAAATAATCATAAGGAGGAAAATTAAATGGCTTTAGTTAATGTTATTGACAGCATGAATCAGGCAAATGCCAAGATTCAATCTGAGCTTCAAGATAAACTAAAGAGCGGACAGTTTTTAACTGACGCTGAACTTGACCAATATCAACTTACAGAAGACGATAAAAAGATACAGGAAGCTTGGTTAGCTACTCTTGATGGAAATACCGTTCCTGGCTTCAACTTTAAGGATTTCTTAGCTTCCCCTTCAGCAAAGGTTCTCATTCCGAGAGTTATTATCGGAACAATGAGACAGGCGGCTGATCCTGTTTATCTTGCTTCAAAATTTTATAAGAAAATCCGTCTTCAAAACGGCTCAGCAGTTCTCTTCCCTTCAATCGGTGTTATGAGAGCGCATGAAGTTGCTGAAGGACAGGAAATCCCAGAGGAGACTGTAGACTGGCAGCTCCACAAGAATTCAATGATTCATGTCGGCAAGGTTGGTGTTCGTATCCAATATTCCGATGAATTAAAGAGTGATCTTGAATTCGACTTAGTATCAGTTCTTTTACAGGAAGCTGGACGTGCAATGGCTCGTCTTAAGGAGCAAAAGGCGTTTGATGAATGGCTCCGTCATGGCTGGACTGTATTCGATAACAAACTCAGAGCACAATACCAGGCAGCTGGAACAACTGGACAGGACTTTGATGGAAATCTCAATGATACCCTTTCAGTTGATGACCTGCTTGATCTTATCATTGCTGTTTACAACAATGAATATGTGCCTACTGACCTCATCATGCATCCCCTTGTATGGTCTGTATTTGCAAAGAACGGCCTTACTGGCGCTCTTACAGCTCCTTATGACCGTGATATCAAGCGTGAGCTTCCTAATGCAAGCTTCAAGCTTGGCCCTGAAAGTATACAAGGTAGGCTTCCATTCGCATTCAACGTTAACCTTTCACCGTTCGCTCCTATCGATGTATATGACAAGAAGTTTGATATCTTCTGTGTTGACAGGAACAACGTTGGTGTTGAGATCGTTAAGGATACCCTTAAGACAGAAGAATTCAGAGATCCTTCCCGTGATCTCAACAACGTCAAGGTTATCGAGCGCTATGGATTTGGAACATATAACGAAGGCCGTGCAATCTGTTCTGCTAAGAACATTTCAATGGCTCGTAGCTATGCTACTCCAGAGCGTGTTTACACTATCGAAAGATAATAGCGATTTGCAAAACAGGAGGAGTACATAATGAAACTGCAATTGAATCTTAACAAACCCGATAATTATGCATTCTTCTGTCCTGTTTCAAGAGTACATTTAACAAGGAGTAACCCCGTTGTATATGTCAACGAGGTTACCCCTTATATAAATAGAGGGCTCAAGACAAAAGCTATTATTGATATTACTGAAACAGAACAGAAAGTTGAAAAAGCTGAACAACCACAGCAAAAAGAAGAAGAAGTGCAAGTTCAGCAGGAAGAGTCTACATCTTTAGTTCAAGAAGAACATACCGTGGAAGCTAAAAATACAGAGGCTATCCCAGCAGAACCTTCAGAAAAACCAAAGAAAGGTAGACAGAGAAAATCTTAACCAATTCAATATAAGGAGCGAGATACATGAATAATCAAAATGAAACTTTAGGCTTGAGAGTTTTATCAGTATCTCCTTCACATTTAGATAGTAACGTCAATGTGAATAGTAGCATTGACGTTACTTTTACTTCTGATATAAATCCTTCCACGCTTGCCAAAAATATTGTCGTATTTGAAGACTATAATAAAGTATATAAAGACGTTAACAGTCTCAAGGACTATTCAAAATATTCAGTAGTTAAAGGCACAATAAGTTATAACGATAAAGTACTTACTTATACGCCAAGCAAGCCTTTCAACACAGATAGCTGTTATATAATGGTTCTTAACGACAAAATAACGGATATTACTGGAAATCAGCTCACACAGAAGTGCATTTCGGTATTTTATACCGAAAAAGTGGCAAGCTATGGCAGATGTGAGATAACAAGTCCGAAATATGGCAATATTACGAGCAGTATTCCTGTATTTTCATGGAAAAACCAAAAATCTGCTTCTTATATCTTTCAGATTTCCAAAAACAACTCATTTGAGACACTTGTTCTTAATGAAGTGATTCCAGGAAATGAATACGAAGAAGAAATCTCATATGAGCCTTCATTTAATGCCAAGGAAGGTATGTATTTTATCAGAGTTAAGAGTGAAAACGGAGAATGGAGCGATACGCACCAAATTTTCATCAAGCCTATAACAGATGCTGTAATTTCAGAAGAAGATACATCTGAATTACAGACATTTGAAGATTTTTTCGATAATCTTATAGAGCCAGTCGTTATTCTTGAACAGTTTCCAAGTCCCAATAGTATCAATAACTCATTGAAAACAAATATAATCTATATTAAAATAAAAGGGAAACTTGACGAATCAAGAATTGACCTCAATGAATGTTATATATACGCTGAATCATTAGATGAAAATCATGAAGAATACACCCATAATGAAATAAATGGTTCATGGTCTGTCATATATGATTCATATTACGACGCTACATATATAATATTCACTCCCAACCCGTTAAATGATACCAAAGAAGACGAAGAGATAAGCTTTGAAGAACAAGAGACTGGTGAGGAGCTTGTTACGGAACCATCTGAAGATAATAATATAGAAGAGGAATAATAATGGCATTCCATGTTGTTTATGTCGCTGGTGGCGAACTTGATAAGGTAAAACGTGTAGAATATGTTAAAGAAATTAAAAATTTTGCACAGTTGCCACAGCCATACAACAAAATGCTCATGATGAATGTTCCAGCTGTCGAAGGTGTATATACCATAGAATGGACAAGCCCAAATGAGAACATGGAACTTCTATCATTAGTAGTTACATGCTCTGGATATGGTGAAAATGACTACTATAACCTATATGTTAACCATGAAAGATGGTTCGATACATGGTTCCCTACCGAAGTAAAGGAAGGTCTTTATATAGGTACTGCCGCATATGTTTATAAGCTTGAGCCAGAATCTAAATTTACTCTTAAATTCGTAAACATGAGCGGAACAGCTAAGAAAGTATGGCTTGGAATAAGACTATTACGTGAAAAGAACGTAGATTCAGTGATAAACGTTGATATACTTGATGTATCGAAGATGGCTCTTCCAGACAGCGCACTTGGAATACATAGCGATTATTATCAAGAACTCGAAGCAGTAACTACCACATATGAATCTAATATAGAGGGTAGTAATACTTATGATATTACAATGACCTCTCTGTACCAGGCCATAGTTGACCATTATATAGCACTTGGATACTCTGAAGAAGACGCTGAAGCTCGTGCAGTCGATGAATATGATGACTGGATAGGAACAGAGATCGATCCAAATGTTATTGGAACATCAGAAGATTCTGGTAATGAATGATAATACATTTATTAGCAAAATCTTATAAAAAAATGTATATTATATAATATAGAAACTTTTAAAAAGGAGGTAACATTCATGGCTCAGAATCTTACTGGCGAGTACAGAAAATTCAGATATTATGAAGGTGTCTGTTCTTCTACTGATTTCGTCAAAGAGCTTTCTAAAGTACTGGTTTTCGGCGTAAAAAGCAATCCTCAAATGGGATTAAATGGCAAAATGATATCTATGCCTTATAAGATAAAGAACTGGGATATAGTTTACCCTACTGTATCAAAGAATTTCGAAGGATATGAAAACTTAAAAACCAGAGATCTTTATTTTGATGAAGAAAATGGTGTAGAGTCTTTAAACGAAGACAAGCGTATCGAAAAGCTTAATAATCAGATAGATCAAATAGAGGATATGGTTATACTTAGAACAACCACAACCCCTAAAGATATCGAAGAAAGCGACATTGACGATCTTTCTGTAAGCGAAGATTCAGATACAAGTACAAGAAGCATGTATCTTCAAATATGGAGACCAAAGTATCTTGCAAATCCAGAAGAATATCCCTTGGATGCTGAAATGCAAGGTCTTATACCACAACTTGTTACAAAAGAAATGTATCAGGAAGCAAGAAAGACAACTGCTTCTGTATTATATGACCTGTCTTTGTTAAAAGACTCTGTGAATTCAGAAAATCATAGAGGTCTTGTTCAGTCATATAAAAAACCTGAATATGTTGATGCTGTTTCAGAGGCTTATTCAAGAGAAGCCTTATTTGATGACGAAATAGGTATATTTAGAAAAGATACCGCCAATCTTTTTACAATACAAGAGCCTGGTGTTTCAGCAGTTACTGATGCTACTAAAGAAACTTCACACCGTATCTCCCGTATTGAAATTGATGATGGCATTCTTAGTAGTGTTAAACAGAGAAATCCTGAACTCTATGCTTTTCTGTTTAATATCTGTGGTCTTCGTACAACGTTTACCGAGACAGAATATGACTTGATAGACAATATGAAGATAATGATTACTGCTATAAATGATAATCCAGAGAATCCTTTACAGTATTATGTAACTTTATCGTTCATGAAGGAAGTTGAGATATTCATTATCGCTGGAAATGCAGATGAAAACCCAGAATATCAAGAATACAATGGAACATATGCCCTTAACGTTAAGAATGAATATCAACATTCTTCACTTACGATACTTGCTCCTGAATTATATTCAGAAGGTCGTTATGTACCTCTCCCAGACAAATATCTCGGCGACTGTGATACTGAGAACGTACAGTTTAATCCAGAACATCCTATTAAGTTCTGTCTTGATAAAGTTGTTGATGAAGAGATATTGTATGGAACAATAGTTCTCCGTTACAATTATGAAAAGGAAAACTTTAAATATACAGATATTCATTCACTCAATATAACTGACAGTGTTACGCTTCCTAACTATCATTACTGCTTAATGAGGATATTCGATAATCCTAATATCGACTTCTCTGGCCCTGAGCCAAATATCAGTGATAATAAGGGTAACGTGACGGTTACAAACTCACATACGTCTCCATGGTCTAAGCTGTCATGGTATCAGGATTTCGAAGAAATCATGATGGATAATATAGACGAAGACGTTAGCGTCACTAATGTTACTGACGGAACTTTATTAGTTCCGCTTGAGACTGCTGGACTTACTGCTGACACGAGAATTTCTTATTGGATAAATACCAATAATGACAGATTCTCGCTGATAGTAATGGGTAATCCAGCTCTTGATTACGAAAGAGATCGTCACTTAATTTCCACATGCTATTGTGGAAGAATTGATTCTTTCGAGAACTCAATAAATGATGTCTCTGGTAACTTTGCTCTGTATACGTCTTCAAGCACTACTCCTTGTAAGACTACAATGGATTCGTATACAACACAGTATCCTATTAATAGAGACTTCAACAATGCTTCTTTCTTTAATAAAAACGTAAATGCTTCCGATGGCTCTTATACAATATCAATAAATACAGAGAATCTTGAAGCATATAAACAACATTCAACGTTGATAGGCGGTTGCAGAGCTAAGACAACGTTAAAGAATGCTTCGCCAGGATTTGATATCTATTATATGACATTGACTGGTAATAAGTTCTTTAATGAGACCCAAATGCCATCTTACCTGCTTACTGACGGAAACGGTAATCCTATTAATACGTCAGGTGATGATTTGAATCCTGTGTATTATCAGGAAGTTCCGTACCGTGAGTTTATATACGGATCAAGCGACTCACGTTCTAATCAGATAATGATTTATCTTCCTAATATTGCTGCTGACCCTACCGTGAACGTTTACTTCAACTTTGGTTACTATGAAGAAAAATTCGTTATCTCTTCTGGAATCACAAGAGATCTGTTTGGCAATGTTGTTAACATAGAGACAGACGATTCTTACGGAAAGAATACTTCTGATGGTGTAACTAGCGTTTCGATGTATCATACAAGATCAAAAGCTTTCTATCAGAAGCACCACTTCCTGTTTGCAACTACTGAGGAATACATGAGTAAGGTTATGTATGGCAAATCGAGCTATACTGGTGAATACTATGCCGACAGAATTAAAATCACTCATGGAAACGACGGCCCTCGTGGTATTCTCTGTGATACACTTGTTATCGATAATAGTTCGCTTTATCCAAAGGACGAACTTGTTATCAATAAGAACTTTGAGAAGAATAAAGATGAGCTTGAAGAAACCTTCACTTACTTCCCGATTACCGCTCCTTTCTCTCCTCTTTCAGACGGCCCTAATGCACGTTATGGACTTGCTCTTAAGAAAGCAGAGAAAGAGCCTACTTATGAAGATAACAAGAAAAACTTGCAGATTGCAAAGAACCAGCTTGACATGATAATGGTTAACCACCAGATAGTAAATGGTAACACGACCCTTCCTTCGATTACAGACAATGAATGTAAGATTTACTGGTCTGTAGTTCCACAGTATAACTGGATACGTGACGAGGATGGTGTTCCTATCGAGCTTCATCTTGCAGACAGCACAACAAAGACACAAATCGGAAAATATTATGAAGCTAATAACGTTGAAATTGTCGTTGACGGTTTTGTTGAAGGTTCTGATACAAACTCAAAACCTATTGCACAAACTGTTGAATTAAGTGCTCCTCAAGGAGATGTACAAGATGGTGAGAATACTATTACTGATACAAAGACTAAAGATTTCAAGTCATATGTCCATATAGAGCCTTCTGCTAATATAACTTTAGATAATACTATTAAAGGAATATTATATGGATATTCTGACAGCCAGATAAAAACGCTTAATGGTAATACAGTATTGACATGTATAATGGACGATGGTACAGACGATTTAAATAATATACATGAATATGCGTTTAACGATCTCTTTGTTGATACGTATCATCCTATAGAGATACCTACTTATACATCGGACAATACTGAAGTTAATGGAATAAGTGCAACAGATGGATTGGATCAGATATTATTTAATGCACATCCTTCTAAATATCTGAATATTTTCTTTATTGAAGATTCTAATGAAGCTATTGCAACGAATAATTCTGACGAATCTCCATGCTATAACAAAATTATTAAAAGCTTTATATCTGTTCCTTTGCATCCGACAGAATGGGATATCACTGATCCAGAATGCTTCACTACAGAAAGAAAATCTTTCTTCAGTATACTGCAATATCCATGTAACGTCGTTGCATACACTACTGGAATAACAAATCAGAACGAGCAAGGAATAATGTATAACTCAGCTCTTGAACAAAGACATGAATACTTCTATACACCTTATAAACAACCGTTGAGTATTACATTGAGGAATATGAATGGTAAGGGAACGTTAATTCCTGCTAACCATACAGTTCCTACACCAGAAGCTGGTCAGCAGGCAATTAATGTGTTACCTAACGCAAGTTCAATGATAGTAGTTCCTTCAAGCTTAATGATAGACGATAGCTATATAAGCATAGCAAGAGTATAAAATATCATTGAATCAATCGCCTTCATACTATATAATTGATTATAGTATGAAGGCGAAAAATAATATAGGAGGATAGATATGAGCTTTATATTAAAAACTAACAGTAGGAAAAAGCTTTCTGGTTCGAGGCTTATGGCTAAAATAGTTTCAAAAGACATGAAAGCTTCCACAAGTAAGACTTATGATGTAATAGTTCAGACACAGGCACTTAGCGATAAAGAAAAAGTTCTGCGTGACAAGCAACAGTTAGAATCAGCTCTTGATGCTGCAAATAACTGGTCTGATATAACATATAGCATTGCTCAATTAACTACACTGACCAACACAGAAGGTTCAAACGGATGTAGGATATCGGTTCCAGTCTTTGATAACGTTGAAATTAACGATATCAAATATATGGATAATAATGGAAATGTACTTAAAAGACTTCCATATGATTCAACGATAGAAGGAAGTAATCCTGGTCTTTCAGCGTCAATGACAATAACAATTACTTCTCCTAACAAAAAAGAGTCTGATACTCTTGTAAAAGAATTTATTATTCCAAGATATCAGCCTATGGAAGTCTTGTACATAATATTCAATGCATTGTCCAACAATACAAGTCTGTCAAGTACTGAAGAGAACAGATTTTGGGACGCTGTAAGAAATAATAACATATCTCCTAAAAGAGTTTTTGGTTCACTTAAAGATTGTTCAAACTTTACAAAAGCAAATATTGTCTCGTTGATTCATGACTATACAGGAAGGACAAGCGACGATGGTATTGTTTTATCTGACTACGTCAATACTTCCATAGATAGTAATATTCCAAGCTTTACTGTTCTTTATCCTGCAATACATGCAGATGAAAATGATGTCAACCTTGCAAATATTGCAAGTAAAATCAATGGTATTATAGACATAAATACTGGTGAATTTCGTGTTCCTTCTCCAAGTGATATATATGTTCTTGCTCAGAACGAACTAAACGCAATAGGTCTTTCCAAAATAACGATAAGAGATAACGATGTATCTTCTTTAACAGAAGCCGAAACAGTAGAATTATTCGGTTCCGATGCAAGAACAATGGAATCAAGATTCAAAAATTATGGTTGTATAATAGGGTACGGTATAACATTTACCAGTTCCAATCAAAACAGGCTCATAACTGGAACAATGTCACTCAATGGTAAGACACTTAGAATTAATAATAAAGTTCCTCTTGTCTATCTAAGCAGAAGGCTCGTATATAACGACGTAAGAGATACAATTTCAAAGTCTGCAAGGATAAGCTGGTTCCTTACTGAAGATTATTTCAGCGATCCAGATAGGAATTTAAATATTGTCAATGCTCTACTGAATACTGATAGTAGTAGTAATACCGCACAACAAAGAGTAACAATAACTTTCAAGAAAAGTGAAAATATTATTCTCAGGCTTCCTTCAAATATCCTAAATCTCAGCCTTGGTAATAATATTAACGATTATATAACTGATGTTAAGAATATAGGCTATTATACAAACGAAAATGGTCAGTTCGGATTTGGTGGAACTTCTGGCGAAAATAATATGTTTACCTTCAACTTGCAATTTGATTCTTCAGCAGGTTTTACTGGATTCCATAATGCATTAGGCACACAGCCTCTTACTGGCGATGTCGATATAACTAGTTCTAATCGTCAAATGAGTTTTGTTTCCTCTTCACAACAGCAATATATCTTTTTACAGTCAAGCGATACTGGTTTAAATACAAGTGAATATACTGGATCTATCAATGGTTCATTTTCAATAGTAATGAAGGAAAGTCTCTTAAAGCCAGATGATAACAATGGAAACCCTGTTACCATATATTTCACTATTAAACAAGAATCAACATGATTAATTAAACGAGGTATTGATGAAAACAGAATTCACTTTATCTTTTAACAGCACTAAAAGAAATAAAATACGAGATTTTACATTTGAATACAGATATAATTCTATGCTAAGCGAGTATTATCTACTATATCAGAGAGAGCACATAATTATTAGTATAGAGCATTTCAAAGACTTGGTGGCTCTTTTTAAAAAGGCTACCAAGTCTTTTTCTTTGATTGACATTTTTTTTACACATATAGAACCAATGAATATACATGAAAATATGTTAAAGATAAAAATGTCAAAACCAATGAACCTTATTCCTATAAACAATTTTATCCACAAACAGGAAATTAGCGATTTATAATTCTGTTAATTTTTATGAAAATATAAATATTGACAGAATTAATGATAATATCCTCAGAAAATTTGAAAATATCAGCATACCATATATTTATTACATGGATATATTCAAAGGATATGACAATTTAAATCGTGACATGTTCTTAGGTATTTTCGATGATATACCTAGTCTTTATAACAATAATTTTATACATCATATATCTTTATTTGACATATTTATGGCACACAGAACTAATTATTTATATATATATAATGATTATCTGTCGCTGTATAGAAAGAATTTTATTAAAGATATAAACTTATATATAAGCGCTTTTATGTATCACGAATATACAATAAAAGATATTAGTTTGTATAAAAATAACTATGCTATAAAAAATTTTTCTTGGATGTCACTTAATGAACAAATATATATATATAAAAATGTTACTTATAATATACCAGAGTCTATAAT